CAGCAGAAATGTTTTTTGAAGATGTGTTAATGGCTTGCGTATTTTACGGTATGCCTCTATTGTGTGAAAACAATAAACCTAGACTTTTATATTACTTTAAAAGAAGAGGCTACCGCGGATATTCAATGAACAGGCCTGATAAGCTTTGGAATAAGCTGTCGGTGACAGAAAAAGAAATTGGCGGAATACCAAACTCGAGCGAGGATATAAAGCAGGCTCATGCCGCGGCTATTGAAATGTATATAGATAGACATGTTGGGTTAAATGAAGAAGGTCAGTATGGTACAATGTACTTTAACGAAACATTAAATGATTGGTCTAAATTTGATATAAATAACAGGACAAAATTTGATGCCGCTATTAGTTCTGGATTAGCTATAATGGCTTGTAACAAAGATTTATATAGGCCAAATAATAAAATACAAAGGCAAGTTGTTAATTTAAGATTTGCAAAATACTCTCATGAGGGTACGGCATCAAAAATAATAAAAAAATAATATGGCGAATAGCGTAACAAATAGTTTTTTCCCTAGCCAGGTGGTAAGTGATCAGGAGAAAGTTTCTCAGGATTACGGATTGCGAGTTGGTAGAGCGATTCAAAATGAATGGTTCAGCAGCAACTCAGGCGTAACTCGCTTTAGAAGTAATCAAAATTCTTTTCACACATTAAGGTTATATTCAAGGGGTGAACAGCCTGTGCAAAAATATAAAGATGAACTTTCCATAAATGGTGATCTATCTTATTTAAACCTAGACTGGAAACCAGTTCCAATATTATCAAAGTTTGTTGATATAGTTGTTAACGGCATTGCTGATAGATCTTTTGACATTACTACTTATTCGCAAGATCCCTACGGCGTAAGCAAAAGAACTGCTTATATGGAATCTATTATAAGAGACAAGCAAACAGAGGAATTAAATAATTTTGCTAAAGAAAATTTTGGTATCAATCTTTTTGAAAATCCTCCAGAAGCTTTACCGGATTCCCAAGAAGAGCTTGATATACACATGCAGCTTACTTACAAACAAGGCATAGAGATAGCTGAAGAAACAGCGCTTAACACGCTGCTAGACGAAAATAGGTATGACTTAACAAAAAGAAGGACTTATTTAGATTTAGCAACATTAGGTATTGGTTGCGTTAAAAATAACTTTTCAGAATCAGAAGGTGTTACTGTTGATTATGTTGATCCAGCTTACTTGGTATATTCCTATACAGAGGATCCTTATTTCCAGGACATATATTATGCGGGAGAAGTTAAGTTTGTACCAATAAATGAAATTAAAAAACAATTCCCTGAATTAACACAAGATCAATTAGAAAGAATTAAGCAGCAGGGAACACAGAATTACGGGGTTTTTGATCAAAGCGTAAGCAATCAGTACAATAATAATAGAGACTCAAACATTATACAGGTTTTATATTTTAACTATAAAACTTATATGAATGAAGTGTATAAAGTTAAAGAAACAGCAACAGGTGCAACTAAAATAATAGTGCGAGATGATCAATTTGATCCTCCAGTAGAAATGCTAGAAGAGCAATTTGGTAAAATGTCAAGATCTCTTGAAGTGCTTTATGAAGGTGTTATGATTGTTGGTACAGATATAATGCTTAAGTGGGAGATGGCAAAGAATATGATGCGCCCTAAAAGTGATGTATCTAAAGTTAAAATGAATTACGCCATTACTGCGCCTAGAATGTACAAAGGCAAAATAGAATCATTAGTTAGCAAATGTACAGGGTTTGCAGATATGGTGCAATTGACTCATTTGAAATTACAGCAGGTATTGCAAAGAATGATACCCGACGGTGTTTATTTAGATGCCGACGGTATTAATGAAGTAGATTTAGGTAATGGAACAAATTACAATCCGCAAGAGGCATTAAATATGTTTTTCCAAACGGGTTCTATAATAGGTAGGTCGTTTACACAGGACGGAGATATGAATCCTGGTAAAGTTCCTATACAAGAAGTGCCAACCGGAAGTGGCGGTGCAAAATTGCAAACATTAATTGCAACTTACAACTATTATCTACAAATGATAAGAGATGTAACCGGGCTGAACGAAGCAAGAGATGGGTCTACCCCGGATTCTAGGGCGTTAGTAGGGGTACAAAAGCTAGCTGCAGCAAATTCAAATACCGCAACCCGGCATATACTTGATTCTGGATTGTATTTAACAAGAGAACTTTGTGAATGTTTATCTTTAAGAATATCTGATATAATAGAGTACCACCCAGCTAAAGAAGCTTTTATAACTAAAATAGGTAGATTTAATGTTGGAGTGCTAGAAGAAATGTCTGACTTATATATGCACGACTTTGGTATAATGCTAGAATTAATGCCTGACGAAGAAGAAAAAGCTAGTTTAGAAAACAATATACAAACTGCATTACAACAAGGCAGCATAGATCTTTCTGACGCCATAGATATTCGCGAGGTAAAAAATCTTAAATTAGCAAATCAGCTTCTTAAAGTTAAACAAAAGAAACGACAAGAAAGACTGCAAGCTGAAAATCAAGCTAATATACAGGCCCAGGCCCAAGCCAATGCCCAGGCTCAACAAGTTGCTGCTCAAGCGGAAATACAAAAAGATCAGGCTTTGTTCCAAACCAAGGCTCAGCTAGAACAGCTAAAAGGTTCTATAGAAGAAAAAAGAATAAGCATTGAGGTTAATGCTAAAAAAGAATTAATGGGATTAGAGTTTCAGTATAATATGCAATTAAAAGGCATAGAAGTAGACGGGGCCAAATCTAAAGAAAAAGAAATTGAAGATCGTAAAGATCAAAGAACTAGAATACAAGGTACCCAGCAAAGCGAGATGATTGCTCAAAGAAAGAACGATTCTCCACCTAAAAACTTTGAATCCGCAGGAAATGACGTAATGAACCAAGGATTTGGCTTAGGTGCGTTCGATCCTAGGTAATAATAGTAATAATAATCATATAATATTTTATCATGTCAGAACAAACAGAAAACCAAAATGTACCTGAAGAGGTAGTTGAAAATAAAGTTGAAAGCCCCGTGTCGGTTGATGACGGCGTTATTAAAGTTAATTTAGGAGAACTAAACAAACCCAAAGAAGATGCCATTCCAGAACAAGAAGCAAATGCAAGCGATGTTCCTGTCGAGCAACCCGAAAACGAAAGCAACAGCGAGGAAGTGGTTCAAGAAGTACGGGAGCCCGTTCAAGATGAAGAGCAATCCGTTCTTGAAGAAATAACAGAAGAAGAAGTACAGGGGCAAGCGGATGATTTGCAAGACAATATAGCTGAGGCTATAGAAGAGCAAAAAGAAACTGGTGTTGAGTTACCTGAAAATATTCAAAAAGTTGTAGACTTTATGAATGAAACCAGCGGAACTCTTGAGGACTATGTAAAGCTTAATAAAAACTACGAAGACTTAGATGAGTCTCAGTTATTAAGAGAGTACTACGCTAATACAAAGCCTCATTTAGATGAGGAGGATATAGACTTTATGATGGAAGATAACTTTCTTTATGATGAGGATATAGACGAGGAAAGAGATGTACGAAGAAAAAAACTAGCTAGAAGAGAGGAATTAGCAAAAGCTAAAAATCATCTTACTGGGCTAAAAGATAAATATTATCAGGAAATTAAAGGTGGCGCAAGGCTAGCTCCTGAACAAAAGAAAGCGGTAGACTTTTTCAATCGCTATACAAAAGAAAACGAAGCAGCAACTCAATTAGCTGAAAAACAATCACAAACGTTTTTAAAGAAAACGGAAAATGTTTTTAACAATGATTTCAAAGGTTTTGATTATCAAGTTGGAGACAAAAAATTCCGTTTTAAAGTTAAAGACGCTCCTACTATTAAGGAAACCCAAAGCGACATTAATAATTTTGTCAAGAAGTTCTTGGATAAAGATAATCAAATGTCAGACGCGGCGGGGTACCATAAGGGATTGTTTACGGCTATGAATGCAGATTCTATTGCAAACCATTTTTATGAGCAAGGCAAAGCCGATGCAATGAAAACAAGTATGTCTAATTCGAAAAATGTACAAATGGGCGCTAGAGGTGTTCACGAAGACGTTAAAACATCGAATGGATGGGCAGTAAGATCTGTTGATTCCGGGGGAAGTGATTCAAAATTGAAAATTAAAACATTTAAACACATTAAATAAGAAAAATTATGGCAGGATTTGCAACCGCGCCGGCTACATTAGCCAATTTAGCGCACTTAACACCACGCCCAATAAAAGGTTTGTTTGGAGACAACTACCTATCTTTAGCGGACATGGATTTTACACAACAATTTTTACCTGAGGTATACGAAAAAGAAATCGAGCGTTATGGAAACAGAACAATCACAGGATTTTTACGTATGGTCGGAGCTGAGATGCCTATGGCGTCAGATCAAGTAGTTTGGTCAGAACAAGGAAGATTACACATTGCTTACGATAATGTAACAACTCAAGCAGCAGCTAACAAAACAATATCTTTACCAGATGCAACAACATCACCAGACGGTAAAGCGCCTTTACTAGGACCTAACATGACAATAGTACTGTCTAAGGGTAATGTAACAGCAAAAGCTTTTGTAAAAGCAATCGTTACACCTCAAGTTGGAACTAATGTAACATACGACATCGTAGTATATGATACTGCCAATGGGCAATTGCCAACTGGCTTACATACACAAACAGGTGTTAGTACATTTGTATATGGTTCTGAATATGGAAAAGGATCTAGCTTAGCTGGTAATTCAATTGATGCGTCTTTCACACAATTCAGTAACAAGCCAATCATTTTAAGAGACAAGTATGCCGTTAACGGATCAGATGTCGCTCAAATCGGATGGGTTGAAGTTACTACTGAAATTGGAACTGGAGGATACTTATGGTACCTAAAATCTGAGCACGAGTCTCGTATTCGTTTTGAAGATTACTTAGAAATGTCAATGGTTGAAGCTACTGACGCCGCTGGCGCTATTGCTGATGCTTCTGGAGCAACTATATCAGGTATGCAAGGTTTATTTGATGCACTAGAAACAAGAGGTTTAGTATTTAACGATGCTGACTTCGACGGACCGCTTGCTACAGATGGGCTAACCCAATTTGACACTATATTACAGGAGCTTGATAAGCAAGGAGCTATCGAAGAGAACATGATGTTCTTAGATAGAGCTACTGCATTGAGCATTGATAATATGCTAGCACAACAAAATTCTTACGGAGCGGGAGGTACATCTTATGGTGTATTTGAAAATTCTGAAGAAATGGCGTTGAACTTAGGCTTTTCAGGATTCCGTAGAGGATCTTACGATTTCTACAAGACTGACTGGAAATATTTAAATGACTCTACAACTCGTGGAGGTATTACAGATATATCTGGAGTAATCGTTCCAGCAGGAACATCTACTGTATATGACCAACAATTAGGACAGAATATCTCACGACCATTCTTACACATCCGTTATAGAGCTTCAGAGGCTGATGACAGACGTTTGAAATCTTGGGTAACTGGTTCAGTTGGCGGAAACTACACAAGTGACGAGGATGCAATGAATGTTCACTTCCTATCGGAAAGAACTTTGTGTACTCAAGCAGCTAACAACTTTGTTCTATTAAAAAGAACAACGTAGTAAGTTTATTGTAATGATTACCCTCGTTGAATCTACGGGGGTAGTTATTACTTTTATTAGTGACAATAGCTTATTATAATTAATAGTAACAGGCTATCGTCATACATTATTAACATTTATATCATATTATATTATGGCTAACAAGAAAGCTACAGCAAAAAAAGTTGAGGTTGCGCCTCAGGAAGTGGTTGAAACAGTAGTACAACCAAAAGTAGAAACGCCTAAAAAAGAGGCACCAAAAAAAGACGAGTGGGTAATCAAGGATAGATTATATGAATTGACAAGAACAAAACCCCTTGTTTTCACATTACCTACAGCGCACAGTAGGAAAAGAAGTTTATTATATTTTGACGAAAAGTTAGGTTACCAAAGAGAATTAAGATACGCTACTAATCAGCGATCTTGCTTTGTAGACGAACAAAAAGGGCAAATAGTTATGGGACGCATTGTATTTAGAGATGGCGTACTTAGAGTGCCAAAAGAAAATGTTGCACTGCAAAAGCTTTTATCTTTATATCACCCAGCTTTAAAATCTAATATATATGAGGAATACAAGCCAGCTCAGCAAGCAAGCAATGAAGTTGACTGGATTGAGTTTGAATTACAAGCATTAAACCTAGCTAAAACACTATCTGTTGAAGAAGCGGAGGCTATTTTGCGAGTTGAAATGGGTGCAGCAGTAACAGAACTTTCATCTTCTGAAATTAAAAGAGATGTACTTATTTTTGCTAAAAAGAATCCAAATTTATTCTTACAATTAGCTACAGATGAAAATACTCAATTAAGAAGTTTCGGAGCAAAAGCTGTTGAAATGGGTATATTAAGTTTATCACAAGATCAAAGAACATTTGCTTATGGGTCTAGTGGTAGAAAAATAATGACAGTGCCGTTTGACGAGCATCCTTACTTTGCTTTATCTGCTTTTTTTAGAACAGACGAAGGTATGGAAGTATACAAGGCAATAGAAAAAAGACTAAACTAGTCACCTTTATAGTAATAGGCTGCTGAAAGGTGGCCTATAACTATATAAAATAAAAAATAAATTATGGCTGTAAGCGTAGATACTGTTTATCAAAGAGTACTAGCAATACTTAACAAGGAGCAACGAGGTTATGTAACACCTCAAGAATTTAATCTGTTTGCTAACCAAGCACAACTAGATATATTCGAACAATATTTTTACGATATTAATCAGTTTGGAAGAATACCAGGTAATGATACTGAGTTCTCCGACATGCTTAACGTCCTTAATGAAAAAATAAATATATTTGAGACCAACGCCGCTATGACTTATGCGGGGGCTTATTGGTCTACACCTGCTAACTTATACAGGTTAGGGACTATAGTGTTTGACAATGTTACAACCAGTAAGTCTTTATACCCGACTCCTAATACTGTGGTAACCACAACTACTCAAGTTGAGGTGGAAAGAATAAATTATAATGAATTCTTATACATTAATCAATCTTCTCTTGCAAAACCAACAAACTCAAGACCCGTATTTGTAGCTTCTAATTTAGGCTATCAAGTATATGGAGATGCTGCAATAATCACCGGGGTAAGCTGTAACTATATAAGGAAACCTTCTAAAGTTGCCTGGGGCTATCAAATGGTTTTCGGCGAAGCATTATATGATGCAACGCAGGCGGTGAACTTTGAACTGCACGCGTCAGAGGAAACTGAACTAGTAATAAAAATATTAGAATTTGCAGGGCTGGTTGTTCAAGATATAGGAATGTACCAAGTAGCAAGTCAAATAAGTGCACAAACTAATCAACAAGAAAAAGCGTAATATATGGCATTGATAAATCAAACCTCAGAAGAATACTACTTAGGGCCTGACGGCGTATGGGACAGTGGCGATGAAAGTTATGGTAATTACCAATTCGTTAGCATAGCTGATATTATAAATAACTTTATGATTTCACATGTTGGTCAAGATAAGCTTATAACAAAGGTGAGAAGAACGGATGTTGCTTATTGGGCACAAAGAGCTA